GCCGCCGCCACCCCTAGATGGTGTGGTGACCCTAACAGATGCAACGGAGGCGACATCATCAACTACAGGTGCTCTCAAGGCAGCTGGTGGTGTCGGTATTGCGAAGGATGTGTACGTCGGGGAACGCGCGTATGTCACTGGGGGTCTCATCACAAATACTGGAGGTGTTGGAAAAAAGACATACTCGTATTCTACAAATTTAACCAGTGGTGCGAGTGTAGCAAATGCAACGTATGTTCTCGATTTTACAGATCACGCCTTCCACGCTAAAGTTACAGCGATGTTGATCGAATCGGCTGATGCTTCCGTATTTGACCAAGTTAGTACACTCATATTTGATGTTATTGGTGGTAAAATTGGGGGTTCAGGAAACTCCCAATTTGTCCCAGCTCTAGGACAACAGAGTATCATTAGTACCAGTACAATGAATACACCATGGGACTCAACAATAGCAACATCCCTCACAGGAACAACTGTGACAATCAAACCAGCTAACGCGTGCAACGGTGTGGTTCGTTTCAATATATTCGTTGAATACCTATGCCATGAATCGGGTGGAAGGCTTACAAGTATCAATTGCTCGGGTGACAGTCCTGATAGTGGGGATTTGGGATACTAATCGTAGTGGTGCAAATATATTTGTATCCATCCAAAATTTCACCCCCCTTATGGGGGAATGTCCAAGAGCACGGGTACACCAGAACTTTCCCAACTTCAGGTCTTACCTTCCTACCATCAATAAATTCAGTACATCCTCCCTGATTTTCTTGAAGTGTATTTAGATAGAATATAATTTGAATGAAATACGGTTTTGATAAAAGACCATCGTGATGCCAATCATACAAATCACCTTTCCCTAACCTTTGTATTGGAAACCCTGTACAAAAAATATGTTTGTTTTTTATTTGTTCATCATACACTGGGTACCTTGGGTCACCATACCCATTAAAAGTACTCTCCAAATGTTTTAAATACTCAATATACACTTGGAGTGTGTATTCAAAAAATATTTCGGTTATATCTCCCCAATCAGTATATATATCAATTGATAGTTCAGTATTATTTTTTTCACGTGTAACCATTTGGTCACCCACTGGATATGTAAAAGAACCTTCATTTTTTCTGTTATCATTTTCAAATCTTTGAATAATCGATTCGCACAATTCGGGTGGTACGACATCGGGTATTTCTAAGACATAAGGGTTCATTTGTTAAACTCTTCATCCAAAGCTTTATACATATTATCCCAAGAATACTTCTCTTTCAAATAGTCTCGAGCATTAGGACGCTCATCAGGATTTTTGAAACAGTACTGAAGATGATCAGTGAAATCCTTATAATCACATAAGGCACCCTCACCATCATGTGGTTCCATTTCACCAACACGAATCCACACCTTGGGTTCCACGAAGTATGCGTAAGGACCCATAGTCTCTTTGAGTGCTGGAATACCTGTGACCACCTGGGGGCGGTTGAGGTACATATGTTCCACTGGAGTTAGACCAAAACCTTCACCTTGGGTCGTACTCAAACCTACATCACCCGCATTATACATGTTATTCACTTCAGCATCTGTGAGGAACCCAGGTTTGGGACTGAGAAATATATGATTATTCAAAACCTGGTTGACGTCCATACCCCGACGCAAACATTCAGACTTCGCGGTCATCCCAATGTCAACCCCACGATACCAATAGGACCTACAACCACAAAAGAGTTTGATACGAGGGTTCATATTCTCACGCTTCAAAAGTTCGAGAAACGCTTTGATGGTGGTTTCCCACATTTTTCGTGCAGAATTACGGTTCATATTTACCACCAGGTAATCATCTGGTTTGAAACCAGCTTTTACCTTTGCCTCCCCATGTGAAATATCGACGAATCGTTCAAAGTCAATCCCATGCACCATAGTGGTCACCTTCGAGGGATCAAACTTTAGGTCATCAACCATATGACGTGTCCAGGTATCGAGGAATGTCCAGATACGGTCGAACTTGTACTCTTTCAGGATTTCAAATGTATCGATGTTCTGCCAGGGATACATGATATCCAGGTATACATACTTCTTTGGTGGTATGTGTTCGGNTGGAATTTTGTGCATGATATCTTTCACGACATTCAAATCGTGATAAATGAATAGGACATCTGGTTTCTCCTTGATGATACTCAGGAGAATCGCATCGTCGCCACAACCAGCACCAGCATTGGGGTCAAGTTCCACCGCATCCAAGAAACGAATTCTCGGGTCTACAAAACGGTCGTTAATTTCCTGACCCTTATAATTACTGAAAGCGAAGTACACCACCTCAACTCCAGGCAGGGAAGCCAAATGATTCGTGAGTTTGTTGGCGACACGAGCGTACCCAGTCCCCAGACAGGGGTGGGTGGCCATAAAAAAGATTTTCATACTAGTCTAATGACCCACCTCATCCTTAAGTGTGTTTGTACCATAATAAAATTCTGATATTATACTAATAAGTTGAACAATGACCAATAGTACAACATTTCCAGGGACAGTCACGGCCACTGGATTTACCGGTACAGCCACTAATGCTACTAATGCTGTTCTGGCAACAGACGCAACCAATGCTTCTAGACCTGTTATTTTTGGTACAGGGACAACAGGTAATGTACCTTTGAAGACGGATCCAGGTATCGTATATAATCCCTCAACTAATAAACTGACCGCCGGTGCATTTGTCGGTGATGGTTCGGAACTCACAGGAATTTCAGCTGGGTTCGACCCCGATGTGGACACAATCAAAATTGGTAATGGGGCAGGAACAACACAACAGGGAGCCTCCGCCATCGCCATTGGGCATGATGCGGGGTCGAGCGGACAGGTAACCGAAGCCATCGCCATTGGGGTCGAAGCGGGTTGTAACGCTCAGGGAGCCAGCTCCGTCGCCATAGGGCGCCTAGCGGCTTGTGCGGATCAGTCAAACGACTCCGTCGCCATTGGGACCCGCGCGGCCAGGGCCGATCAGGGAACCATGGCCGTCGCCATTGGGACCAATGCGGGTTCTAACACTCAGGGAGGCAGCTCCGTCGCCATAGGGATCAATTCGGGTTGTGGGGATCAGGCAGCCAGCTCCGTCGCCATTGGGCACTCCGCGGCGGAGGCGGCGCAAGGGGGCGAGTGCGTCGCCATTGGGAACACGGCGGGGAAGACGAGTCAAGGAGGCACCGCCGTCGCCATAGGGAAGGCGGCGGGGAGTCAGAGCCAAGGTGCCAACTCCGTCGCCATTGGGACCTACGCGGCTTCTACCACTCAGGGAGTCTACTCCGTCGCCATTGGGTATCAAACTGCTAGGTATGCCCAAGGTAATTTCTGCATCGCCATGGGGTACGTCTCAGGCAACAACCAACAAGGGGACCAATCGATCGCCATTGGGGGGACGTCCGCCGGTTACACCTCTCAGGGACACGACGCCGTCGCTATTGGGCAGGGGGCGGGTTACAACCAACAAGGAAACTACTCCGTCGCCGTGGGGTACAGAGCGTCTTTTACTGGGAACAATCAATCAGTGGACCAGATATGTATTAATAAAGGTTCCACTGCGTTAAACGGTGTACAAAACCACACCGCTATAAGACTTGGTGGCTCGTCGAGTGGTCAATATGTACAACACACCCAAGACAACGGGATTTGTTTTTGGGTAAATTCAGATGATCGTATGAAAGATGACGAACGAATGATTACCAATGCTCTCGACACCGTGATGAAACTCAAACCACAACTTTACGAAAAGAGAACGAAATTAGACCCAGGGTCCAGAAGTCTGTGTACAGAAGCGGGTATAATGGCTCAGGATGTTTGGTATGACACCCCAGAATTAAGACCTTTCGTTAATCTTCCACCGACTGCAAATCCAGCCGAAGAGAAGCCACTTGCACCCAGTGGTGATCCTCGAGATGATCCTGACTATTCAGATTGGGGTTCTAAACCAGCTAATATCAGCGAATATTTTCTACCATATTACAATCTCAGAGCTTTACAGGAGTTGGCCACTGAAAAACCCCGTTCAAAAACAACAGTATCGAACACATGGGGTCAAAATATTTCCAGTCTCGTCGTGAGTGCGAACACGAACAAATTCAAAGCAAATACAGTCCCAATCGTTGCACTCAGTAATGTGACGATGGATAAAGCCTCATACGGTATTGTTTCAGATGTAAATTGTCTTCATACAGATGATTACGATGTACTCGTCGACGTAAAGGGTGACACACGTGTATGGGTCTCAGACGTCGGCGGAAACATTCAATCTGGTGATTTACTAACAACATCTAACATCGCACCTGGTTATGCTCAAAAACAAAATGATGATATCATCCATAACTATACAGTCGCGAAAGTGACACAGGATTGTGATTTCACAGAACCTGCACAGATACCTATTATGCGTAGAAAGCAGGAATTAAAGGACGTCACTTATTATTTACGCAAGGATGAAATGCCAATTGATTATGCAGAGTACATGGAGATTGTTGACCCTACACTAAAGACTACTCATACTGAGATTGTCTATAGAAAGCCTGATGGTGGTTTGGAATATTATGAAGATACTACGACTAACATAGAAGTTTGTCGAACCTGGTATGATAAATTACCAGAAGATAAGCGCTACAAATCTATGATATTTGAAATATCTGAATCTGAATACGAAAAACTAAGCGATTTTGAAAAAGAGAAGTATACTCGACACGAAAAAATAAAATATTATAAGTACGCTATATTTACATCTAAAATTAACAAGAGAACCCACCCAATAACTGAAGTTCACCAAGAAATGGTTGATGTCCTCGATGAAAATCAACAGATTGTATGGGAAGAATCGGGTCAAACACAACCTATTTACACTCTAGTCAATCATGAAACCCATAAAGCAGCTTTAGTAAATTGTAAATTATTCTAATTTTTGCAAAATATAAAACCTGTTAGTACATATTTATAACCCTGTTTAATTGGTTGACACCTATGAGTGTATGTCCATGTAGAAGGAAAAAATGCAATTTTTCCAAATTGAGGTTTAATTTTTCGACCATTTAAAAATTCTGTACATGATTCATTTTCATTTAAATAAATAATAAAATTTAATATACGGTCCATTTCATGTGAATAATCGATGTGCCAATCACATGGATCATTTACTCCTATTTTTTGTATTTTAAAGGTAGTTCTTCCTATTTTCGGTCCAGATAATATTTCGTCTATAACATTTTTTTTATCCTCGAATATATTTATCTGTAACATGTCGATGTATTCATATAAATTTTTCATCAACACTTGATGTAAATGAGCACATTCTACTTCCCACCCAACAGATTCATCTAACGATGCGGCCATACCTATAATCGAGTCAGTATTAGGCGTTTGTTGAAACCGCGCCAACCGGTGTATATCTATTATAAAATCATTCTCAAATTTTTCAATTATTTCTTGGCATACTATTTTTGGTATACCATCAGATATTTCGGTTATGTACTCCATATTTTATAATAAATACATTTTAACCTTTAAGTTCGATGGGTCCAAATTTTCCACATTTAGCATTCTCAATTACAGTGTGATGATATTCTAAAGGAAGATTTCTAATTATAAATCCAGTTATGATATATTTCACACCTTTTTGCACTACCTGTCCACGATGTGGATAAGTCCAGGTTGAAGGAAAAAATGCAATTTTACCAGTTTCAGGTTTAATTTTTCGACCATTTCTAAATTCTGTACAACCACCACAATCATCATCCAAATCATTTAGATATATAATGTAACCAAATAGTCTTGTCCTCGCGTGATCTTCATCTGTATGCCATGAATAATGACCACCTACATCATATTTTTGGAATCTATACCCAGTTGAATTAATGTCTTGACCAAAATATTGATTTAAAATGATATGATTTTCATGGAAAGCATTATTATATAAATGTTGAAAATAACTACCCATAGTTGAATATATATATTTATCTAAAATATCCCATGTAGGACTTTCTTTAGGTAAAGTTGCATCTATAGTATTTTTAATCATAAGATTCGACCCTTTGACTGTTGAACCAAACGTTCCCGTATGTCTAGTTGGATTATTTTCAAACTCTTCAATCATTTTTTGACATGTTAATTTCGGTATAATATCACGTGCTTCATAGATGTATTCCATTTGTGATATTATGGTATTATTTTTTTATACCAGTATAATAAAACAATGGGGGTCACTCTCAACAAGACGTTTGTTACAGAAGCTGGAGTACATGTTCAGAATGCATATGTATCTATCTCAAATAACCATATATCAAAAAATAAGCGGAAGGGGGTGATAAAGTATAAAACTAGTTCTAATTTTGTAATAACTGTGGATATTGATGCACATGACAATGGTTTTAGTGCGATTGGGTATATCCCAGTGGAAGTTGAAACTGACACACCCCCTACAGGCAACGTCTATGAACTCCTCTATAACAAACTTAAATCTATGCATAGCTGTACAGATTCTATCTAAGTTCCAAGTCAGTACGACTTGTCCCACCAATTCTTCCAAATTGTATCCCGGTTTGTAAGTCTTCCCAGCTTAAAAATAAACTCTCACTATATTATAAAATGTCTGGTGGTATTGCCCAACTCGTAGCCGTCGGTGCTCAGGATGTAC